GCCGAAACCCCCGAGGTGATGTCCATGTTGCTCATATCGGGAGCCGAGCAGGATCGCGAGTTGACGGCCGCCGAAGTCGGCCCGACGAGAGACCGATTTGAAGCGGCAGTCGATGAGCCTGGCTTCGAGGCCGCAAACGATCTCGGAGAGGCGGACGGGGGTGAGGTGGGAGTAGCCGAGGGTGTAAATCATGGCTTTGGCTTCCGAGGACGCCCTTTCGGCCATCCGCCCTTTTTGGCGTTCCGCCGGCAGGCCTTGGTTTTGCGCGGGGATTTTGCGGAACCCCCGCGCTTGCCGATTTCGGAGAGGTATTGCTTGATGTCCATGGTTAGTCGGTTTTTGCTGATATCGACCGCAGGTGCTCGGGCACCAGTTCCAGCACTTCGGGCGGAGCCATCAAATCTCCCCCCTCTGGGTTGGAATGGGAGTACTCAATCATGAGTCGCGCAGCAGTCGCGGCCGCATCGTATGGAGTTAAACCGCAGCGAGCATTTAAGTGTCCACCTCCGAATTTGCCGGTGACCGAGGAGGAATATCCCTCTCCTCGTTTGCTAATTATAACTGTTGATCGCATGCGACCTCCGGAGTGAGGATAAACGTTGCCCTGGTTTCATTTTCCGCCACCTCATCCATGATGGCCCGGACTTTTTCGGCTAGCGCTGATATGGATTCCCAGCAGGCGTCGGTGACCGGGAAGGAGAGACCATCACAACCGCAGTCCCCGTGACGGAGGACTATCTGGAGCGAGTCGAATTCAGGGGCGCGATCACTGATGTTGTAGGGATCATGCTTGACGATCCATTGCGTTTTGGTTTCGTCATAAAATTCTAGGTAAGCACAGCGCTTGCCGGATTTTGTCACGCCAAGTGTAACCGCCTTCGCGTTTTTCTGGAGCCATCCAACGGTTCCTGGTGCCTCGCCGATGTTTTTAATTTTCAGGGTTAAATTTGTTTCGGCCATCTTGGATCTGCCTTTCCTCCGACCCTCTCGCGGGGTGGATCGCGATGCTCTTAATTGAGCATGGAGATATAATAGCGTAGCTGGTTGGGTATAGCAAGATAAATCGACATGAATAATTGTGATAGGAAGAATTAGGGTAGCTTATGAGAGGAAGGAAGCCCTTACCGACAAACGTAAAAATCTTCCGGGGCAACCCCGGACGGCGCCCGCTAAATGACAACGAGCCGCAGCCGGGACGCAAAGCCCCCCCGTGCCCTAGGATCCTTGTCGGAGAAGAGCGCAAGGCTTGGCGTTATCTGGTGCGGGAATTGGGTGCCATGGGAACGCTTGCCAGCTCCGACCGCGCCGACATGATGGCCTATTGTCATTTCTGGGGTGTGGCGATCGATGCTAAGCAGCAATTGATCGAGCAGCGAGCGGCGATCTCAGGCAAGGATCCAAAGGTGATCCCAACCAAGAGCGGAAATTTTATTCAAAATCCATGGCTCGGCATCGCAAATGTGGCAATGCGTGAACTTGTTTCAATATCATCCCGAATGGGCCTGGAGCCCAGCGAACGAAGCAGGTTGAAGACAGGAAATGCCAAAGAAATCGAAAGCCCACTCAGCAAATACCTCATCCGCGCTTGATCGTTGCACGCAGTATGCGCTTGATGTGCGGGACGGCAAGATTGTGACGGGGAAGCCTGTGCGCCTTGCCTGTCTGCGGCATTTGGATGACATCGCGCATCAGGCGGAAACCGGCTTGCAGTGGAAACCCAAGAAATCAAAGTGGGTAATAAATTTCTTCTCGGACAATCTCACAATTGAATTGAATAATGACGTGGAGAAATTCAATCTTCTGCCCTATCAATGCTTTATTGTCGGCTCGCTTTTCGGCTGGTTCAATGCCGACAATACCCGGCGCTTCAAGACGGCCTTTATCGAGATGGGCAAAGGAAGCGGGAAGACTCCGCTTGCGGCTGGAATCGGTCACTACGGTCTGATTGCAGATGGATGTTTGTCTCCGGAGATCTACTGTGCGGCTACCATGACCAAGCAGGCGGAAATCGCCTGGAAGGATGCGCGGGCCATGGCGGAAAGATCTCCAGCATTGGCCGCAGAGCTTCACGTAGGAGCCTCTGCGATCCTATATCCGGCGGCGAACGGAGTTTATCGCGCTGTTTCCTCGGAGCATAAGGGACTCGATGGCAAGCGCGTGCACATGGCAATCATCGACGAGATTCACGAGCACCCGTCGGCCATGGTCTGCGACAAGATGAAAAAGGGCACAAAGAAGGATCTGAATGCCCTGATCATCGAAATTACAAATTCAGGATCGGATCTTGAATCGGTCTGCTATAAGCATCACGAATATTCGCTGAATGTGCTCGACGGCACCGTGAAAGATGATGCTTGGTTTTGCTACGTTTGCAGCTTGGACGACAAGAGCGATAAGCATCCGGCGGACGACTGGATGAATGACGAATCCTGCTGGGTAAAAACAAACCCGGGAGTGCCGTACAACCTTCCGCCGATTCAGTATCTCCGCAAGGAAGTGAACGAAGCGAAGGGCATGCCGAGCCAGCGCAACATAGCGGCTCGGCTGAATTTCTGCGTTTGGACCCAACAACATGAGTTATGGATCCCGATCGAGAAGTGGGAGGCTTGCTCCGAGCATTTCGATTTAGAGGAACTCCTGGGCGAGCCATGCTGGATCGGAATGGATCTGTCGGACAAACTTGATTTGTCTGTGGTGGCGGCAACCTTCAAATATCCAATCGAGAAACCGATCAAGGTTGAAATTGCCGCAAAAGATGAACTTCCTGCTGAGGGAAATTCCGATTCAGAAGAACTGGGTGAGAAAGGTAAAAAATCGATCAACATCGACTTCGGAATCAACCTTCTGCTGTTCTTCTTTATCCCGGAGGAAACCATGTACGTCCGGGAGAAAGAGGATAAGGTTCCCTACTCGGATTGGGTCAAGAGTGGATATGTAACCGCGACGCCGGGGCTGATCATCGACTACGACTATATCTATTCCACGGTGGCCAACGAGCTCGCCAGCAAATATTCGATCCAGCAGATCGGCTACGATCCCAGGGGGGCCACACAGCTCGCGCGGCAGCTCGGCGAGGCCGGCTTCGAGATGGCGGAGATCACGCAGGGTTTTGGCAACATGAGTGAACCGAGCCAGATCTTTGAGGCCCTAATTCTGGCTGGGCGCGTGCGTCACAATGAAAACCCGGTCATGAGATGGTGTGTGCAGAATGCCGCGGTAAAGCACTCCAAGGACAATCGGATGATCATCCCCTACAAGTCGCAGCAGCGAAAGCGCATCGATGGGGTGACGGCTGCGGTTATGGCACTCGGGCGGGCAATGATCGGCGACACCAATACCGATCTCGACGGCACATATGACGATCATGACGTGAGGACTCTCGACTTTGCACCCCCTTATGCAAGGGACGAAGCGTGATCCAGCTACCAAAGATACTCTCTCGGTTTTTTAATCAAAAACTAGCAGTACCGAGTGATCCGACGATAATCCGCTATGTTCAGGTGCCAGGCCGGCACGCCGGCCAGTACGTGGATCATGATACTGCGCTGAAATTCTCGGCGGTTTATCGCGCGATCGCATACATAAGTCAGACAATTGCGGGCCTGCCCTGGGACGTCATCAGAGAGACCGAAAAGAAAAGGATTAGGCAGCCCCAGCACCCCGCCTGGCAGCTCCTCAGAGTGCGTCCGAATGAGGAAATGAGCTGCCTCGCGTGGCGCGAAACAATGGTGGCCTGGGCGCTATCGTGGGGCAACGGCTATTCCGAGATTGAATTCGACGAAGCAGGGCGGCCGATAGGGCTGTCGCTAATCTCGCCGGATCGGGTTTATGTTCGTCGCGGAGTTTTGAACCAGTACGGGGAATTTCAGTCGGATGTAAATGGGCAAATCTGGTACCAGGTCTTCAATTACGGAACTGTGCCGACGTATCTGGAGCCCGAGCGCGTGTTCCATCTTCATGGCCTCGGATATGACGGACTGTCTGGCTATTCCGTGATCAGCATGGCCGCCCGATCCATTGGGCTCGCTCAGGGCGCCGAATCCTACGCCGAGGATTTTTTTGTCAACGGTGGCGTGGCAATGGGAGGAATTCAGACTGAAAAACCAATGACAGATCTCAGCTACCAGCGCCTCCAGAAATGGATTGAAAATCAGTCGAAGCCAGGAAATAAGTGGAAATGGCCGATATTCGAGGCTGGAAAATGGGTACCAATGGCCATTCCGTCGAAAGACGCCCAACTGCTTGAAGTCCGAGAATTTCAGGTGACCGACATCGCGCGATGGTTCGGCCTGCCTCCTCACAAATTAGCGGATTTGACGCGCGCTACGTTCTCCAACATCGAATCTCAATCGATTGAAGTTGTGAACGATTGCTTCATGTCGTGGATTAATCGTCTCGAACAAGAGGCGGACTACAAGCTTTTCTCAGGCCGGGAACGCGGAATCCGCACGAAAATCAATGTGAGGGGCCTGCTGCGCGGCGATGACGCTTCCAGGGCGGCCTATTATCAGGTGATGCGGAATCTGGGTGTCTATTCGACCAACGACATTTTGCGGCTCGAGGACATGGACGAGATCGGACCCGAAGGCGACGAGAGGCTCGTCCAGTTGAATCAGACCACCCTGAAGAGATTGGTTGCCGGGGATGTTTCGCAGAATCAGTTGCCGAGCCGGCAGACGCCGGAAAGGCCGCAGGAAAGCTATGTCCTCCTTATAGAGGACGCATATCGCCGCATTTTACGCCGCGAGTCGCACCGCTACGAGCAGTCTAAACATAGATTCGGGGATGCCAGGGCCTTTGAGGAATGGCTTGCATCATCACGGGACGATCGGCGAGTTTACATGCGCGACACGCTCAACCCGATAGTGACGAGCATGGTTATAGCCGCGGACCCGGGTGCGATGATCATCAATTTTATTTCGATTCTCAATCGGGCTATTGATACGCACCTAAATCGTACGGATGAAGTGTTTATCATGCTGAATTCCGGCCAAATCGGCTCGTTTGAAGTCGAAATCCGGGCAAAAGACGAAGCGAAGGCTCTGATTGAATACATTTTTTCGTGGATTTCCACAGGAGAGAACAATGTCACAGCCGCTTAGCCGCTGCTACTCAGTGCAGGCCAAGGCCGATAAAGAAGCCGAGGTGTGGATTTACGAGGCGATCGGCGAAGGCTGGTTCGGGGGGATTTCGGCCAAACAGTTTGCAAAGGATATCAAGGAGCTCGGTGACATTGAGAAGATCACGGTTCGGCTTAACTCGCCCGGGGGCGACGTATTCGAAGGAAATGCCATTTACAACATCCTGAAACAGCACAAAGCCCGCGTGATTGTTTTTATCGACGGGCTTGCAGCTTCGATCGCTTCTGTTGTGGCGATGGCCGGCGACGAAATCTACATAGCCGACAACGCAATGATGATGATCCACAATGCGTGGGGATTTGTCATGGGCTATGCCTCGGACATGCGCAAGGCGGCTGATATGCTTGACAAGGTGGACGGCTCTATCGTCACGACGTATATGAAGCGAACGAAGTTGGACGAGCAGAAAATCAAGGATCTTATGGTTGCCGAAACATGGATGAACTCCAAAGAAGCTCTCGAAAATGGTTTCGTGGATGAAATCACCGATGCTCTCGAGGTTGCGGCATACTTCGACCTGTCAAAATTTAAATATCGCAATGTGCCTAAGAGAGCTCCGGCCAAGGACGAGCGTAGGAACAAGCTCGCCCATATGAGTTTAGTATCACAGAAACTGAGGATTGCCAGCAATCCGAGGTGAAAAGGGGCCAGCCCCAGCCAGAAGAAAACAACCAGGAATTCACTCGAACCCGTCAGTTTGGCGGGTTTTTTATTGCCCCGAAAGGATAAACATGAGAATCCATCCGAGAGACCGCCGAAAATGGTTTGCCGCCAATTTCGGCCGGACCTATTTTCAATCGGCGCCGCTGGCCATTCCGGGAATCGCAATCGGATTGCTTATGCCGTGCCTTCTGATTTTTTTCGTAATGCTTGCCTATGCCTCTCCGGAGTCTGGTTTGGCCTTAGCGGCATTCCCAATACTGGCTATCTTCAACAGTCCCCTGCCCACGGACGAAAAGATCCGAGAGTTGAAGGATAAACTGATAGAACTCAATGAGCGGGCGCAGACAGTTCAAGCGCTTGCCGATTCCGAAAATCGGGCTTTGACAGAAGACGAGGAAAAGGAAGTCAAGGGCATCTTCGATCAGTTCGGAGAAATCGAAGAAGAGATCGATCGCCGCGAGCTGATCGCCTCGCAGACCGCAAAATTGATGCAGAGCCAGGGCCGCAGGGCCGAGCCGCAGAATCCCGAGCCTCAGAATACACAGCGCGAGGCTGATCCCCAACCTCAGCCGACCGCAAGGGCCGCGCAGCGCCGGTCTGGAATTCAAGTTATCACCGATAAAGGCAAATGGGGATGGAGAAATCTTGGCGATTTTGCGATTGGGGTCAGAAGCGCGTCCCATCCTCAATCTGCCTACATTGATCCTCGCTTGGTGGCCAACGCCCCGACTACCTACAGTTCCGAGGGCCAGGGCGCCGATGGTGGATTTGCCGTGCCTCCGGAATTCCGGACTGAAATCTGGCAAAAAGTCTCGGCTGAGGATTCGCTTTTCGGCCGCACTGACCAGAATCCGACGAGCAAAAATACTATCGTGTTGCCGGCCGACGAAACCACGCCCTGGGATTCCAGTGGAGGCATTCAGGCCTATTTCGAATCCGAGGCCGGCCTGATGTCACAGAGCAAGATTGCCCTGAAAGACAAGATGATCCGACTAAACAAACTGACTGCATTGGTTCCCGTGACAGAGGAACTGCTCGAGGATGCACCGGGTCTCGACGCCTATCTGCGCAAGAAGGTATCGGAAAAATTTGATTTCAAGCTCAGTCTCAAAATCGTTCAGGGAACCGGCGCCGGCGAACCGCTTGGGATACTGAGCGCAGGATCGATCGTGAGCGTGGCAAAGGAAACCTCGCAGGCCGCCGATACTGTTGTGGTCGAAAACATCGATAAGATGTGGTCGCGCATGTACGCGCCTCTCCGTCGCGAGGCGGTGTGGCTGATCAACCAGGATATCGAGCCGCAGCTTCACGGCATGCAGCGCTATGTCAAGGATGCATCCGGGACAATCGTCTCCGGCACTCCCGCATATATGCCTCCCGGCGGAATCAGCGGGTTGCCATATGGAACGCTATACGGCAAGGAAGTGGTGCCGACTCAGGCTTGCGAAACCCTGGGGGACAAGGGTGACGTCGTCTTCGTCAACCTCAAGCAGTACATGACGGTCTATAAGCAGGGCGGGGTAAGGACCGACGTGTCGATGCATCTTTGGTTCGATTATACCGTCCTTGCATACAGGTTCATCCTTCGGATTGCAGGCCAGCCCTGGTGGGCAGCCCACATCACGCCGCGTGATGGCAGCAACTATCTCTCCTGGGCCGTGACTCTGGATGAGCGCGGATAGCGGATCAATAAACCCTTAACCGTTTCCAAGGCCCCGGTTTCAAACGCCGGGGCTTTTGATTTGGAGGAATAAAACAATGCAAAGGCTTTCAGAAGAACTTGGAGTAATCGCAACCATCGATCCGCAGACGATCACGAATGCGGAGGTCTTCTCCGACGTGATCGACATGTCGAAATATGACAAAGTCATGGCGATCTTCATGGGCGGGAACATGGCCGCCGACGGCTCGATGATCTGCCGCGCCGCCACCTGCGATAGCGGCGGAACAAACGCGGCGTCTCTCAAGACAGCTTCAACCGTCGCGGCTGGCACCGATCTGACTCAAGTGGTGATCGAAGTGGATAACCAGGACTTAGCCGGTGGCGGCACGAATGCCAATCGGTATATCAAATTCGGAATTGTAAGCGCCGGATCCGGCGGACCGGTGGCCTGCTGCGTGCTCGGAAAGGCCAAGTACGGGCCTGCCAGCGATGACGACCTCTCGACCGTGGCAGAAATCGAAACCGATCTCGACTAGCCATGACATTAGTTAAGATCCGGTTTCTCAAAACCTACACTGTGAAATCAGTGGACGGAGTCACCTACCAGGAGGGCTCCGTCCACGAATTGCGCGAGGACTCGGCAAATCACTTCACGAGGCGGGGCCTTGCGGTTTCCCTCTCGGAAGATGGGTCCGAAAGCATT